CAGAAAAGAAACAGAAGAATCCATTTTGTAACTCCTTTCAGCTTGTATATAACTTGCGCCATATAAGAGGCATGATATATATTTACCTCTCATAGATATTCTAACAGAAATTTAACATAATATCAACTATAAGACCGAAAAAAATATTTATGCAGGAACGCCGTATTTTTATAGAACCTTTGACGGGGGAAAGGTTCGTGAACCAATCGTCAGAATGACGAATGGTGTCAGTGGGAACAGTTACATCAAGAGGGCAACTGTTCCCACACCCTCAGCGAATGTTCGCAATAAAAAAAAGACCGCCACAAGGGCGGTCAAGAAATCAGCTATTCAACATCACTATTTGTATGTACGACAGCACCGGGCGAGCCGCTAGAAACAGGATTAGCGGAATTAGGATTAACAACAACAGGAGCTTTAGAAGCTTCCATAATTGATTTATTAATGAGTCCATACTCAACACACCTTTCTCTGTTAGCTTCATTCTGAATAAAGGGTAACAGATTAGCCGGGTTGTTGTCAAGTTCTTTTCTAAGTGCGCTGGGCAAACTATTAAACACTTCCTCAGCATGCTTACAACGATTATAATTTTCCATGTAGTCACCAAGTTTAGATACATCAGCAAAAACAGGTTGCAAACCATCAGTACGCACCGGAAGCGGAGTGCCACAGGTAGCATAGCGATTCATAATAACGTTAATATCACAATTATCTTTTTCGGACTGAATAGTCATAGTTGGTTCTTTAAAAATGATACCTTGCTTTTCTTCATAAGTATCAAAAATTGTCTTAAATCTCATACAGTATAACTCCTTTCAGTGCCTGCCGGCGGCAAATCGTCAAATAAGATCTAAACGAGTTTAGAACTTATTTGTCGATTGTAAAGCAGGCTTGTGCTTCAAGAATTTGTTTAGGCATGGGGATAGTTGCAATATTGCCGGTATGCTCATCAAAACAACAGATTTCAACAAGGACAAAGTCTTCCGGATAATGGAACAACATAGTTTCGTCATCATGTACAGCACGTTCAAACAATCTCTTGGCTTGGATTTCGTCTTGACAAGTCATAATTTGACCATAAATCATAGATTTTTTATCGTAAACACTGTAAAGTTTCATCCGTTTTACCTCTTTCTAAGCTCTTAATTTGAGCTAATTTTACTTTTTCTTTCGCATCCAATCGACCAGGCGTATATATTTCCTGCTCATGGAGTTTTGCTTTTTCAATACGTTTTTCCTTGATTATTTCCATCTCATCATGATTAATTGCGTCATACAATTTATCGTAATATTTCGGTGGTCTTAATTTCCTAATTTTATCATTATCAACCATTATTACCCGGTCATAAGGATAAACATCACCGCTATATTTGGCGAACCAATCAGCACCAATACCGGGACGACGTGACATATTAACGAACTCCGGTTGAATGCCTTCATACTTTAATTTCGCGGCTTCGCCGTTAAGCTTCTTCGTCACATAGCGAGCAACATAGGCGCAGGAGTCAAATGTAACGTCAGCCACAAGACAATAACCAAGGTTCCATAAGCGATTAAGAGTATCGCTAATATAATAGGGGAAACCTGCATTAGACATTTTATACAATCGTCGGTCTGACCTAAAATCATAACCAAACAATATAACATGATAATGAGGACGAAAAGTATTATCTCCATACTCTCCACAGGCGAAAAACCTCACTTTAATAGGTTCTAAATATTTTCTAAGTCTTTTTATGAAAAGTTGCAAATCTCTCTTGAAAAGAGTTTGTTCACCGGTAACACTAGACCAACGAATATGCTCATCGTCATAGGTTAACGTTAAAAAACTATTGCACGAATGCAAACTAGCTTCATGCATGCATCTTATTGCCCATTGACGGGAACGTTCCAAGCGACAGCCAATACATTGACCACAAGGGAGATTAACAACATCAAAAGGTTGCGTAGGCGGTGCGCCAAACACTATAGCTTTCTTGCCGTTAGATTTACATTGGCGCAACTGATACGCTGTTATTGGATGGTAACAAACCATTATAACCGGATACCGCCACGCATCGGCGGCGGAGCAGTATTGATAGACTTAGTTTTATCAGCCGTTGCAGTAAACAAACGCTTAGAACCTTTACGAGTCATCTTACGTCTTTTCATTTAAATGTCACCTCCAAAATATACGCGACAAAGGCACCAATAGCAGTAAACAGACCTGCGAACCATTTATTCATAATATCACCTCACTTAAGAAAATATTTAATACGAGCGCCAATAGTGGCCAAGTCATTAGCATCTTGAAGGCCGGAGCCTTGACTATTAGCGTAAAAATTAAAATACACATCATTAGAAAGACCACGCTCATAAGAAGCACGAAGCAATCTGAATTTTTCCTCATTGGAATGAAAAACATTTTCCCAAAACTGTTTATCCATAAGTTTTTTAGGGTCTTTTAAATCAGCTTCAATTTGTTCACGTTGCTTATCAGTCATTTTAATTTTAGCGGCATTAAGTTTAACCATGGAAAGCATATAAGATGCAGTTGCACGTGCATTTTCAGTATCAGCAACAATCTTATTAATTTCATAAGGTAACTTCTCATTAGCAATGCGTATATCGTTCTGAATACGTTCAAATTCGGCTTGTGTCAACTTAGCCTCATTAGACTGTTTAGCGGACGTATAATCAGACGAAACATTTTTTAACCGAGTATCAGCCTTAAGATTATCAGTACCAGCACCAAAGCGCTCATCAGCGGCGGTACGTTCAATGCTCCCATCATTCTTAACAGTAATACCATTCTTAGCGGCATCAACTTTAGTTTTTAATAATTCATTCTCTAAATCCATGCGCTTCAATTCCTTAGCAGAAGCGGCGGCAAGGATTGAAGAACCTAAACCATCAGAAGAACCATTTTGACCGGAAACAGAACCCATACCGGCAATCTGACTATTAGTAGCGCTTAATATAGGATTCAAGCCTGCGTTTTTTAAATCCTCCACTTCTAATTGATGAGCATTGCTCTGCATATATTTCCAATTTGCAAGAGATAAAGCGGCATTATTACGGGCGTTCTGGCGGCCAAGATGAGCATTAAACGCGGAACTAGCGGCATCAGTAATAAAGGAACCAATACCGCCAAGGCTAAACATACCCATTAAATCAAACCAAAGCTACGCAGGACAACAACAATACATAAAGCGACAATCGCCATTGTAGATATTTGCATTTCATTCATACTAACATCCTTTCTCAAAAGTGATCCATTAAGCCAGGCACACCATAGACCGGCATCGGACGGACACAAGATAAGTTAAACCACGCATCTAAGAGGAATTGAGGCTCTGACGGAACAGCAATAACTCTGTCAATAGGTGGATTATCTACAATAAATTCAGCATTTAACTTAGGCAAATTTTCAAACTTCTGTGCAAGGTGCCAAGAATCAAGGCTCTGTGCATAGGTGCTACGGAATTTACCTGTAACTTGACTAGGAGCATATCTATACTCAGCATATCTTTCTTGATAGCCAAATACTTGATCGTCGGCATCATTACCTTGTGCGTAAATCTCTTTATTGAGCACTGCCTGTTCGCCCAAAAAGGCGAACGTAGGCCAATACATATCAAATTTCGTACTACGTGTCCACATCCTATTAACACCTTGTTGATAAGTCAAATCAGCTCTAACGTTAATCAGACCAATAATCCAACCATGCTCGGTAAAACTCTTGCTGAAGCCATTACCTCTACCATTAGTTCCAACAGCAAAAGCGGAAAGATTAGCTTGAGGAGAAACATCGGTAGTACCGGAAGTCTGCGGAATAACATTGACATCAATACGATTGCTAGAACCGCCGAGATATTCCGGGCGCTGAAGTCGAGCATCCGGAGAAACTACACCAAAGAAGCTACGGATAATTTCCGTGTAGCGAGTACCACCACGAGCGGCTCGTTCGTACCAACGCTGAATTTGAAAGGCTTCACGAAATTGGTTAATGGTAACAGCTGAAAAGCTAGTAAGGTCAGCATTACCGGTTAAAGAAACATTAGGAATTGAAACCGGCGAAGAAGCTTGTTTACCATGAACATAAACGCTAGTCTGATACAACTCTTGATTAAAAGAAGTACCATAGCCAAGCATATGACCTTGATATTGATTTGAAGAGCCTGCACCGACATCATAGCCGGGGCCAATCAAAGTACCATTAGTAAGCGATAGAGCACCAGAAGTACCAATAGGTAATTCAACACCAGGGCCTTTTTGCGGCCAAGGCAAAGCGGAAGTAAAATAATCATGACGCTTACCACGTCTTAATAAATTATAGTTAGTGATGACATCGGAATCAGCTTTTGTAAAGGGAACTGAATCTTGAAGATTTTCATCACGAAACCACTCATTATAAATAAGGTTGTAAGCTCGAAACGGCTCTGCTCTAACTTCCAAATTTGGTACACCGGTAGGAAGTCCAAAATAATCAGCTAAACTACCAACTTCAAAGCCTTTAGTTGCAGGAGCTGTTACAGTCGGGAACAGATAATCAGTGGAATCACTAGGGTTATCCTGCTCGCCACACATAGCTTGAAAATGCTCAAAAAGCAATCTCTCCGGAACATAAAACCAAAAAGTGTCCAAATACATATTGTCCATAATAGGACTAATTAAAGTAGCAACACGGCTAAACAACGTGCAATCCATTGTAAATGTATCACCGGGAAGAACTTCATCCACAAAGATAGGAACCAAATAGCCACTATCAAATGTAGTTTTTAAACCATGAGAACGATTAAATTTAGAACGTGGAATTTGAGCAGTCGGAACTTGACTGAATAAGTGTTGTACACTATGTCTACTCATTCACAAAAACACCACCTTGAATAAAAACACGATAGGAATATTTCGAGGGAACGCAATAGAAATAGCCATTGTAAAGCATTATCACAAACTCTTCATCAATAATAGATGCAAGATGTTTAAGGTAATTTTTTAAACCACCAAAAATTTGAAAACACTCACGAGAACAAGGAACCATTTCATTCATGCGCAGAAAAGAAACAGAAGAATCCATTTTGTAACTCCTTTCAGCTTGTATATAACTTGCGCCATATAAGAGGCATGATATATATTTACCTCTCATAGATAT